CCATCCGCATCAACACTCCCACGTAGGTCAGAGGGAACTGCTGTTCCCTCTCCTACGTAGTAGGAGGGAGAGTTTTCGCCAACTGCAATATCCCCGAAAACCCAATAGGCATGCGGGTTTGCGCCAGTTGGCAAGTTGGCAGTCTTGCCAACTGCCAGCTTTGCCAACTTCGGCATAAGCTGTTGATTTTTAAAGGATTGAAGTTGGCAGGGGTTTTCCAACTGAGCCCAGTTGGCAAAAGTGGGGTTCCAGTTGGCAGCGGTTTTGCCAACTTGCGCGCACGGATTCATGTGGACTCCTTCGGGTCGGTAATGTCGTCTTGGTAAACCCACACATCCGGGTTCTCAACGGGCATTGCAGCCCCGGATTGCGGGCATTTGTAGTGGGTGGGAAGCACTGCAAGCGCCCGAATAGGCAGCTCGCCAGTGAGCGGGTCAGGCGTGTCGCCCGGCATGTTCAGGACCATGCCTTCGACGCACAAATAGCCGAACTTGCTGCGGCCACAGGACGGCAGACCGTAGTCCTTGCCATTGCGGAAATACTTGATGTAGCCCTGGGTAGACAGGACCGAGAGACGCTCGCGAATGGTGCGCTCGCCGCCAAGACCTGCCTTGCCCTCGAAGGTCTCTGCGAATTGATTGCCGGTGTAGCCGCGACCCTGAGCTGCCTCCTCAAACAGGATCTGCAAAATGGCATCCCGTTTGCGGCGGCGCTCTGCGTCAAGGCGCTCACCGTACTCCTTCAGGACCAGACGATCATTGACATCGACTTGTCGCCATTCATCGTCAACCTTGTCAACAAACTTATTGGGAATGGCAGCACCGTTGCGGAGCTCATAAATCAATTGCCGAGTGGTGCGGGCCTCGTCAGGACGCTGCAGCAACATGCCAGTGGAGTAATAGCCGCGCAAACTGCCAGCTCCGGCAAGAGCCTGAAACGGGTCCTCCTCGAACTGCTTTTTAGAAAGTTTCTTGGTGTGGTGAGCCAGGATCACACCCGCGTCGACATTGACCTCACGACGGATCCGATCCACCCGTTGCGATAGAAAGAACAGCATGGCGCCGTTGTCGTTCTCACCACCGGCATCACCGCCATCAAAGACATTGCGAATCGGGTCGATAACGATGATGTCTGGTGGCGGACCGCCAAAGGCCAGCTGAATGGTTGGAATGATTTGGGCAAGGCCCGGGTCGTTGAGCAGTGTTTGAAGCTGGGGAGTGGCCACAAAATTGACTCTGGCCAACAAAAGTGCAGGTTCTGACAGTCGGATCTTCTTGGCACGTTCCCGCAGGTAGTGGTATTGCACTTCAGCTTGCAGATAGAACACCCGCAGTGGCCGTGCTGGTGTCATGCCCAAAAACGGTTGCCCTGCCGACATGTGGGTGAGCCATGCCAGCAAAAAGTCACTCTTGCCGACCTTCGGCGCTCCGCCGAATACCAGCATGCCACCAGGAGTCACTACCCGGGGAGCAATGAGATCGTCTGGCAAGGGCGTATCGTCATCCAGCAGATGACCAAGGGTGAAACTTGGCAGCAATGGGGTGGCCGCCTTGACGACCCTGCGCTCACCATCTGTGATGAACGCTTTGCAGTCAAACCCTTCTGCCACACCGTCTGCAGCATCCCATTTGACCGGCTTGTCAGTCGGGGGGACCAGGATCGCCACGGAATTGCATCCTGCAAGTGCACAGGCCTTGGCTGCGTTTTCTGCATACTCCCAACCCGGTGAATCCCGGTCTGGCCAGATCAGGACATCCTTACCTCTGAGCGGACTCCAGTCTGTCTTGTCGATAGGAGCCTTGGCCCCATTCATGGCCGTCGTGGCGACAATGCCCAGGCCAATCAAGGCGTCGGCACATTTCTCGCCCTCTACCAACACAATTGCGCGTGAGGTTGATACGGTTGGCAGGTTGTAGATAGGTCGGGGGTCGGGCGCGCGCCACATACGGGCACGCACGTCCCAAGGGCGAAACTCCTTGCCGGTTGGCGGGTCATACCGGTAGACACACGCAATGAGTTCGCCCTGGGCCGTGCAGTAGTCCCACTTGGCGGTATATGGCCCCAACTCATCTATCGGCACACTGCGCGTGTCACGCACGCCGGTTCGGACTATGGGTGGGGCAAAGCCCAGCCATTGCCGGATTTCATCGACAACCCGCGGAAAGTCATGACGCGCTGACAAGCCTTGGGACATCGCCCAAAGGTCAAGGACATCACCACCGTCCTCCGTTGAGAAGTCCTTCCACAACCCGCGTCTGGAACCATCCAGTTCGACCACCATGCTTTTGCCTGGTGTCCCGTCGACATCACCAATGTAGAACTTGCTGCCTCTTACCCGCCCGTGTGGAAACAGGTAGTGGAGAACGGATTCGAGTCGATCTAGCAGCGCTGCCCGCAGCGTCTCAGTATCGGCAGCCAGGTCGTCGCGTTGCTCAGGAGCGTTGTTGTAGTCCAACCAGACAATGTTGTCCTGGGTCATGCACCACTCCAGCACCGGTCCGGCCAAGCGCAGAACTTGCACTCCAGATGGGTCGGCGTAGTGGTATGGCGTGCGAGCGTCTCCCCCACAGCTGTGGCGGTAATCACCCGCACTCCGCGATCTGACATGCGCTGCGCCAGCCCGCCGTCGAAAGGCAACAACTCGAACCAAATCTCCTGGGTGTCCTTGTTGATCGCAGTGAATAGCGCCGGGTTCTTTGCAACGCCGGGTACCGATGCCTCCATGTAGGCCTGGTAAATGGCCACTTGAGCCGCATAGATGGGTTTCGACTTAGCCACGCCTTGTTTGACGGTATCCCGCCAAGACTTGTCATTCATGGTCTTGAACTCCCAGATGGCCGGATAAGCCATGCCGAAATCCCCAAGAACCAGAGGACCGCCATTCAGGATGCCGTCGACGTGACCCTGAATCCGGTCACCCGCCACAGAGAAGCCAAACTGACCACCTTGTGCCTTACGGGTATACAAGTCGAACCCTGCCAGCTTGAGCCAACGGATTGCCAAGTCCTCCAGGGTGTGCCCGACTTCAAAGATGCGCAGCAGACGGCCGGAAAACGCGCGATTGACGTCTACAGGCGTCCTTGTGTACTCGTATTGAAGCGCGCGCTCACAGGCCACGCCGAGTCGGGACGCGCCCAGGTAATTGCGCGGCACCTGGCTCTCGCGTTCCCGCGCCAATCCCATATCGATCAACGCGCTGATCTGTTCATCAAGCTTGGGGCGGTGATTGAAGTCCAGCGTCACAATGCACCCCTTACTTCCGCAGTCGCCTGTTGCTGCGCGATGCGCTGCTCCAGAAACGTGCGGTCTCGGGCTGCCATGCGCTCATGCTCCGCGAGCATGTGCGCCTGATATGCCGAGACCACTACATCGACCAGAGTCAAGACTTCCTCGCGGCTGTAATCCGCCAGAGGTCGCGTCATACCAATTTCCCCAACATACTCACTTCCGTGGGATCAATCATGTGTCCCTCCGTTTTGTTCATGATTTGAGAAAAGGCGTTCTGGCACGCCATAGAACAGAACACCCACCGGTCCGAATACCTGCCTGGATCGCTGCGGCGCAAGCGGGCGTTAAACCAGCCCAGCCCCTTGGCCTGGCGACTGCAGACAGCGCATTTCAAGCTGCCTCCCGGTAGCTGTCGTTGGCAGCGACGACCAGGCGTTGGATCTGTGCCTTGTTGAACTGAAAGGAGAGCAGCGCCGATGCCTGATATCGGGTCAGGCCAAAGTCGGCACGCATCGGCTCGGGCAGATAGCGCAGTTGCTTTTCAGTGGGCGGCTCGTTGAGCCAGCGCCGCGTCTTGTGAGCGGAATCCTCCGACTCATGGTCGTTAAGCCAATCGTCGGCCTTAGCCATGCACACAGTACGCTCGCCAACTGCCAATAGATGGGTACCCATGCCCTGACCGCCACCCACTGCATGCCAGCGACCAGCCAGGAAAAACACACCACCCCAAGCTGTGAATCCGGTGGCCATCAGTGCGTCGTCACAGCCAAAAAGGTCACACCAGCGAAAGTTGGAGCGCTTGAGCAAATCGATTTCACTCATCACGAAGTCGCTCAAAACACCGCCATCCTGCGGTTGACGCTCCCATGTATGGCCACAAAACGGACACTCCATGACCGCCAAGGGAACAACGGCACCACATTCCGGGCAATCTTTGGTTAGGGCCTCACCATCGTGCTGGTGGCCATCCAAGTTGACATCCTGCTCCAGTGCGCCATGCATGAGGCTGGCCGTACCAAAGTCGAGCACGATGCAGTCTGTCTTGATGACGTGCGGATGTTCCTCGGGGTCCACTGTGCGCAGGCCCCGGCCCACCATCTGAATGAAGGTGGATTTGTAGGAGCTTGGCCGCAGCAACACAACACAGGCGGTTGGTGTGAAGTCATAGCCTTCGGTAAGGATGGCCACGTTGACTATGACCTGCGCATCGCCGCTTTCAAAGCTGGCGATACAGGCTTTGCGTTCGCTCTCTGGTAGATCGCCATGGATGACCACTGTGGGAACACCGGCCGCATTGAAGCCATTGCACACGCACTGGGCATGAGCGACGGTCGAACAAAACACGATGGTCTTGCGATCGCTGGCTTTTTCCTTCCAGTTCCTGATGACGGCATCGGTGATTAGGGTTTTGTTGAGAATGGACGCGACTTCGTCCATGTCAAAGTCCACTGCAGTGCGCCGCACCTTGCTCAACGCTTCCTGCGCGCCGACATCGATCACAAAAGTACGCGGCGGAACCAGGTGCCCGCTTGCAATCATCTCGGCCAGAGTGATCTGATCTGCAAGATTGGAAAACACATCACGAAGACCCTGACCATCGCCCCGGTTCGGAGTAGCAGTCAGGCCGCAGATAGCAGCATCCGGATTGCGGCTTTGCACCTTGTCGATCACTGCTCGGTAGCTGGGCGATGACGCGTGATGCGCTTCGTCAATCACCAGCAGGTCCAGAGTCGGAATCTGGTCCAGATTTGCACCCTTTGAAAGGGTCTGCACCATGGCAAAGGTGGCCCTGCCGGACCAGGATTTCTCGTTGGCATCGACCACCGAAGTGGTCAGGCTTGGATTTACACGAGAAAACTTGGTCCGGTTTTGACCAGTGAGCTCGGTGCGGTGTGCAAGGATGCACGCTTTGGCGTCGGGCTCGGCCAACACACTGCCTGCCACCGCCGACAGCATGATGGTTTTGCCAGAGCCAGTGGGAGCAACAGCCAGCGTGTTGCCATACTGGCGCAAGGCGGCCAGTGTGCGCTCAACCAGTTGGGTTTGACGGGGACGGAGCATCATGGCGGTGGCTCCTTACTGCGCCCAGCTGGGGCGACCCGGCACTGGCGAGCGACCGGTAGCCTGCGCATAGGCGTTCGGGGCCGGTGATGCCTGCGATGACGGTGCAGACGGCTGGCGTGCAGCACCCATGAGTGCCGCGTAGTCCTTATGGTCTGGCGTGACTGCTGACTTGATGACGCTCTTGTCCTGGCCGTTCTGGTCCTTATCCCAATCGACTTTGCCGAGAAATTCAATGCCTTCCAGGTCGGAAAATCCACTGATACGACGCGCGTTTTGCGCAGCAGGACTGCTGTCGCCTGGGTGGATGCCGCGCGCAGAATTGAGAATGGCCTTCACGAAGGTGCGACCCATGTTGGCCCACTCTGGGCCCTTGGGGCTGTGCAGGCCAATGAGTGACCACATCTTGCGACGCGCATATTCACCCTCCATCACCACAAATTCGCAATTCAGGTAGACGGAACCTGTGTTGATGTTGCGCGTGGCAAAACCACCGGTCCAGCCTTGGGTCGCGTCGTCGTGACCACCGGGTTTGATGGTCATGCGCACACGCACGACGGTGCCTTTGGG